TGAGCACTCTCCAGATACCTTACCGTAGCGGATTGCAGCGGTGAGAGGATCACTGGAGGCGCTCAGAATCACCTCTTTAACATCATCGGGCAGACGCGAATCAAGTGCAGAACGTGTAACTTTGCCAAGGTACTTCGCCTGTTGACCATACTGACCCATCTCAGTCTCAGTCTGTGATGTAACCCACAGAGCGGTAAGATCACGGTTTGGTTTCACATTAACACCCTCAAAACGCAACGTCAGACGCTTAGCACCCTTTGCTTTTGCTGCCTCAAAAGCATTAAACAGTGCCTCGAATTGACTGGTCTGAGTGTCATCAACCACGGCAACATTCTGCTGTTGCTTGATAGAATCAACGGCGATCTTGTGCGCCCAAGCATACTGTGACGCAGACAATTTGTGGAACTTACGCGCCAAATCTTGGGCGAATTGTGAACGCGAACCACGCAGGGATTGAAGAACCTCAGCGTCAGTCAAATCAGACTGAAAGGTGATCAAACCGTCGCGGCGGGTGCTAACACTAAAGGTCTGCACAATACGATCATCGGACTGCGCAAGATCGTACTCAAGGTTTGCACCTGCCTGAGGATTGATCGCGCTCAGATCACCGATCACGCGATCGAGAAGTGCATCAATACGGGCAGAATCGGCGGCGGTGAGAGTAGACATTGCTTCGCCCTTGGTGCGGATTGCTCCGCCATCCTACACCCGATTCGGCGGATTCTACGGATTCGACCGATCAGCAATGCTAATGTGTCAATGTGTTAAAACCGGTTGACCGGGTACCCGGATCGTGTAGACTACCCGTAGGGGCACCCTGCGCGAAAGTACTGGTATAACAAATTGACGAAAAGATGGGCACCTAAGTATAACTCAGGTGCCTTACGGTTTGTGTTACTCAGGACATGATAATTGCATCGGGATTCTTATAACGCAACAGAGTGTTAAGTACACCTTGCTCCGTCATTGGTTTGCGACAAATAGGCAAACCTTTTTCCCAACCAGTAGCAATCCAACCTGCAATCGTGCGGTCGAAAGTAACACGTTCGCCAGTGATCTGAATGTAGGAAACACCAGAGAGATTCATGGTCGAAAAGTATAAAGAACTGGTTAGGTTAGTTTAGTGACATAACCCAGGTCAATGTATCAGGCGAAGATGTAACCGTTCTCGAATTCTTCCTCCTGTTTGTCATCAATTAGGAACCACTTACCCTGGCGTTGGAATACACAATCGCCATCAACTCCGTGCTCAGAAAGAATAGCGTTCAGGCGACTCTTTGTGGTTTGAGACTTACGCCCACCGTCGAAGATCTTGACGAAGTGTTCACCAACAATTGCAATCTCTTCGCCATAAAGATAGACGTGAGAATTGCCAGAGTGTTCGTTATACACAACCTCCGTATTGTCTTGCTTCCAGTCGATGTTCTCCAGGATGGCAGTGTTCATCAGGGTTTCGATCTTGCGCATGGGATTGACTGATCTCGACCCTTAAAGTATTGCACCGATCCCAGGAAAGGTCAACCCTTTTTTGATTAGTGTTGCTTATGGGACTGATAAACGATGCAAATGTTTCATTTCACGAAAAACCCTTGACAGGATCTCCGGATGCTGTAGACTACTAGCAAGCACACCCTGCGCGAAAGTACTGGTATAACAAATTGACGAAAAGATGGGTCCCTAAGTAACACTTAAGGACCCTATAGTTCTTTATACTTTGGGTGGCAAATACGTCAGACTCGATGACGCAAACCAGCAGGCAATTCGCGGTTTCTACGTGTCAGTTCCATGCCGTAAGTACATGCCTGATCAATATAGTAACCCTCACGGATTGGATTGTGCCCACGCATCGCTTCTGCTGCCTTTTGGCAGTCTAGAATGATATATTTCAGAGTGTAACAGTCTAGCGTTTGCGCATGAGATTCCCAACGGGCGAAGTGCTCAGGAGTGGCAAATTCAGTGGGCATCGGTTGAATCCCTTTCGACCTCTTAAAGTTACACCAGATCCCGACCCATTCCAGTTACCTTGTGCCAGTTCATAAAGTGTCCACAGAATCAACCACTGCCCTTCAGAACCGCTATAATTGATCCAGAGGCACCCTGCGCGAAAATACTGGTATAAAGAATTAAACAAGAATCACTATTCTATTCTTTATACTTAGTTAAATGTAAAGAATAAAACAAGGACTTCGTGATGTTTGTATTCACGAAGTCCTTTCACGAGTTTGTGTTACTTAGTGCGGAACCACAATGCGTTAGCGATCAGATCACCAGCGCCACTAATGTCATCGCGCACAATGCGACGAAGTACATCAGCACCATCTGAAGTATTGTGCATGGAAAGAATCAAGTCCGTTGCATCATCGGGCGACAGAATGTTCATCAGCAGGTCAGCGATTGTGCGGGCGTGCATTGAATTAACCTGATCTCGACCTTTATAGAATCGCACAGAATCGTTGCCAGGTCAAGTACATTGTGCCACTAATCATACTGTCCACTATTTCAACCACGGCACTCCAAAACCGCTATAATTGTTTTGTACCCACCCTGCGCTGAAATAATAGTATAACAAACTCAAAAACAAATTCTTTATACTTTCACATTTATCTGCAATTCTATTCTCCTGCAGGTATTAGGACTCATTCACGATTCCATTCACGAAAAAACAGTTCTTATAATTATAGACACTAAAATAGGACTCCTAAGTGATAAGATTTGAACGCAAGAATCTTATCAGGAATCGACCTGTCTTTTCTTAACTTGTGCATCCTTTGGTTCCCTATTTTGTGTTCTGTTTTATTGCGACGGAGACAAGATAAACTCCCTCTGGGTAATTCAATGTGATGACGAAAGTATAACTAACTGATTGACTCTTTATCCTATAACGGAGAGTTCAATAGTAAGTTGTATTCACTAAGATTTATTTATACACAAAAACATAAAAAAAGAGAGGGATTAACCCTCTCTCAGTATCAATCAGAATCTACATTCACGCAAGTTGCAGTAGTTCAGAACGCACAGCACGATTCACAAATGCACCTACACTTTCACCCTCTTCGATGACATTGTTGAGGTCATTTTCCCAGGCATCAGTATCAGAAACCGTGTAGGTGTAGGGTTTACCATTGAACTCGATTGTCACTTGATTATTCTCAACGTCGCTGATCTTGGTGATAACGGAACTGGTGAAGTTAGGCATGATGTTGAAAAGAATTAAAGAGAACAGTTTGAGCAGTTTAGAGTCATACTCAGGACTGTTAATTAACTCAAACTGCTGCTACAGTTTTCTTAGAATAACCGCTAAACTGTTTATTAGCACGACGCTGGCGAATCGCTGCGCCCCATGCACTTCCTTTCGGTTGAGTTCCATGCACTAACAGCGCGAACGGTTTGTTATAGAAACAGTGCGACTCGTCGTGATCTACTTCAAGACCTGCACGGTTAGCATCATCCTCAGTCATAAAGACCTTAGCATAACGAGTAAAGAATCCCTCATCAATTAGGTAGTCAAACTTACCACCATAAGATGCAGTAAGGTAGAAGTTATTGGGCAGAATCTTACCCATAAAGAGATCCAAACTCTTCGAATAGCAGTAGAACTTAAGATCAGGATTCAGACGTGCTACTTCTAACCAAGCATTCAGATAGTGGTGATTAAAGAAATCACCAGACTCATGAATCCGCACTTTAGAAACTCTTTTAGTACGGTGTGATTGAATGCTTTCGTTGATTAAATTCACAAGAGAATCATCACGCATTGCATTCACGACCAACTGAAAATTACGAGCGCGAGAGTAGAATACAGCATCGTATTGCACTTCGGAAGATGCTGCGAAACAACGAAACTCTGTATGCTCGCCGTCTTTAATAGTACGCTTGCCGTTTGCATCAACAACTGCAAAAGACTTACAGTATAATGCACCAGGGCAAGTCTTACCTGCAGGAAGACTAAAGATCAGCGTATCCTTAGCGATCTTACCGTTGCCGATGGAGAGTTTCAGCATGGGAGGAATCCCTGACGACTCCCTTAAGTTACAGCAGATTCCACCACCACACCATCACCTTGTGCCACTTCTCAAACCGTCCACCAGACACCTCCAGATGCCCTCAGATGCCCTACAATACTATCAGTTCAAGGGAAGACACCTATGAGTGTTTAATTCACAATCAGCAAAGCGTAGAGAACGCAATGACACAAATCTAGACACTTACCCTGCGCGGAAATAATATACTATAAACAACAAAAAAAGAGTTAGTAATACTAACTCCTTAAGTATAAACTATTGCATCTCCGCCCACTTTTGAATCTTTGCTACAACATCTTGTGCAGACTTAATCTTACATTTACGATGCTTTCCTACCAGATAATGCTTAGAAATCTGATCAAGTTTCAGATCATTATGTATTGCAAACTGAGAATACCTAGAGTTCTGATAGATTCCATTGCTCCAGGATTCTTTATCATCAAGCGACACATTTACGAACACTGAAGGAATACCTCCCAGAGTCATAATAGACACAGAATACTCTTTAATTGCACTCACATTACTGAGCAATTCTTTAATCTCAGAGAGTGAAGATTCTTGAGCGAGAGTAACAATGTCCATGAGATTGTCTCTTTGACCCTTTAAGTATTGCACCGATCCAGCACCGTGTCAAGGGTTTTATGATCAGCAATCCTTATGTAACGATTCACGAAAAACCCTTGACGGATGCTCTGAGATCTGATAGACTACCTTTGTACCTACCCTGCAATGAAATAATAAAGTATAAACAACAAAAAAACAATTCACTATACTTTCACTTTTTCATGCAAAATTAAAGTCCCACAGGTGCTTTGATACCTGCAGGACTTCATTCACGAAAAAACAATTCTTATAAACGAACTGACGAACTTACCAACGGTCGGGTGTACTTAAGTCCTCAACGTAAGCATCACACTTCTCTGCAGGTTCCAATTTGAATAACTTTTCCCAATCAATTTGGTGTGGGTCGAAGTCTGGAAACGCGGAGATGTCTAGAGTAATCCTATAACGAACCTTCTGTGCTTGTGAATACGCAACTGACATAAGTACGCTCCTTTGTGTTATGAGAGTATTGTAAGATGCTTGGGAGAACTTGTCAAGTCCTGGTGGGTATTTATTCGGGTCTGTGTGATTTTTTGCGGGATCTGTGTGGGTTTTGTGACGCCGGGATTGACAAAATGCGTTCCTTATTGTATGCTTGCTAAGAAGACAAGACCTCAGCACATTTATAGCAACTTAAAGAGATTATATAACAATAATAGCATACAATTACATTGCTAAAATATAAAAAATCATACATTTTCTAATATATAACACAGAGACGGACTTTCACATCTTGGCATACATTTACTCTATAACCAATAGTATAAATCAAAAACAATATGTTGGTTTAACACGCCAAGCAAATCCTTACGATAGATGGAAACAACATCTAAACGACAGTAAATGTAATTCAGAGCATCCTATTCATCGTGCCATTCGTAAATACGGAGCAGACAACTTTAAGTTTAGAGTTCTTGAAGAATGTTTAGATGATAAGGTAGAAGAAAGAGAGATACATTACATTGCAAAGTTTAACACATTCTACGAAGGTTATAATGCAACTTTAGGTGGAAACATTCGCTACGATACTGATGCCAAACCTGTTACTCAATACGATAAGAAAGGGGAAAGAATACAAGACTTTGCATCACTTAGAGACGCTGCAGAGTTTATAGGTAAAGAACAAAGTGCAATCAGTAGATGTGCAAATGGTGAAAGATTTTCTGCTTATGGTTATAGATGGAGTTGGAAAGGTGAGAGATTGCCTATACTTAAAATGAAATACTTAAAACCAATTTATGCTTACAATCGTAATGGTGAATATAAAGAATGGACTTGTATTGGTGAAGCAGAAAGAGAATTAAATACTCACCATAGAAGCATAACAAATAGCATTAACAGTTTATTATACAATAAGCAACAACATCGTGGTTGGTATTTCTTTAGAACAGAAGATGGTAAGGTAGATTTTGATGAGATTACTTTTGCAAAACGATATGAACTAACTCCAGAAAGAGCAAGCGAACTTGGTAAAATAGCAATGAAAAAAAGGTGGAGTAAAACATAAAAAAAGAGAGGTATTATCCTCTCTTTTCTATTCACGGGAATGTTTGAACTTTCGCCTCTTGACTATACTTCTCAGCATAGAATCCTGCTAACTCTACTGATGACATTGGCACTGGAGTTTGATTGTATTTGTATAAACGATGATTGTCATAAGTGAACCATTCATATTCACGAGATTGTAGATTGGATGCAACACAGTGTGAGATCATTACATCAAACTCCTAGAAGTTCACGTTGTTCTGGTGTGAGAGATTCAATCAGTTCTTGTCGTTTTTGTGCTTTGATTTCTTTCTCTTGTTGTTTCACAAGCATTTCATCCAAAATGTTATCCATTGTGTAGAAATCATAGTCTCCTCCATTATTCCAACTGGATTCACCTTCGTTGTCAATGAAAATAGATTGTTTATAGTTATTGCCATCATCGTGCCAATCACAATACAGAGTGATTTTATAACCTTCATCAGTTTGACGAAAGGTTGCTCCACAAGGAGAAACTTTTTGTGCTTTGGTGAGAAAGTCCAGCAGTTCGGTTGCAGTAATCATCAATCGTCTCCAAAGTTGTTAGAAAGAAAGTCCTCAAGTTCAGTGAGTTTGGTTGTATCTAAACTCCAAACATATTCACTGATGATTGTAGCGAGAAGGTCAGGATCTTCACGACATTTCTCATTCAAAAAGAACTCAAGTTCAGTTCGGTTAGTCATAATCAAACAGGGAAAACTTCAACAGAACGGATAAGATTTGTGCGATCTGATGCTAGATAATCATCAGCAATCTTACCACAAGATGAACGAGACTTGATGAACCTTTCTTCATAGTAAGTCTCTGCACTGTTGGGAACCCAATACTCAATCAGCATACGATAAGTGTTCATGCAAACACCTCAGTCAGTTTGATAAAGTTCATGCCACGA